TCACCCCCGACGTTTGAATTTCCAAAACAGGCCCCAACTTACCCAACGCAGCCCACACTCTCAGTCGCTGCTCCGCTACCTTTGAATTTCATGCGCTACTTTTGAATTTCAGCCCCGACGTTTGATTATTCAGGCGCCTCCTGCCCAGCAGCCCGAGCAGCCTCATGCACATCGTCATGACACTTCTGGCAGAGAGTGACCAGGTTGCGCGGATCAGTGCGGCCCGCGATCTTGTGGAGGCGGCGCAGGTAGGGGCTGGCCAGCACGTCGGCCTTGTGGTGGAGCGTGAGGTCGTCCTTGCCGCCGCACTTATGACAGTGCCAGCCATCCCTGCGGAGAATGCCAAGCACGACAGAGGATGGCAGCCCGCCTTGGCCCTTGGAGTGCAGGGTGGCCTTGTTCTCAATAGCCTCCACCTCGATGCGCTCTTGTGCTCTCGCCTCGCCAGCAGGAACCTTGGGCTCCGGCTTGCGGCGATGGGCCATGTAGCGGGCTGCCGTCTCACCCATAGCTAGTCTCCGTATCCAACGCGGATGTTGTCCTTCTTGCCTTCATCGATCTCGACCACAGCCCAGCTAGGGGCACCCTTGGCGGCATCCAGACGAGCTTGGACCTTGCAGTTGTCGCACCATGCGGTGTCGGACGCCTTGAGGTACTCCTTGCCCACCTCGTCGCCCTTGGACTCCTTGAACCGAATGGTGGGCAGCCGATTGCTGTTGTCAGGGTTGCTGGCCATGATGGCAGCGCACAGGTTGGGGGCGCGCTTCATGGCCTCATCCACCGGCATGAACACACGGATGCGGATAGCGCCAGGGGCGCCACACCCCGAGCACTTCTTGCCGATGCCCCACTTCCGATGGGCCTCCTGCGGCGTCATAGCCCCCTTCATGAACTTCTGCCGGTGGCGGGTGTCGCTCTTGGCCTCCGCGATTGCCTGTGCGGGGGAAATGATCGGGCTGGGCTTGATTGCGTCACTCATGCGGACTACTCCTTGGCGCCTGCGGAAAGGTCGCCGTACAGAACTGCGATATGCTCCCATCCTATCCGATCCACGCCATCTCCGAATGACAATGCGCGGTCGTCAATGAACAGGTCAGCCAGTGGCTTGCCTTGCATGCCGTCATCTACAGCGTCAAACACGCCTGCAAGCTCCTGCTCGCAGAATGCCAGCATCTGCTTGTAGCGCGCCCAATGCACTTTGCGGCTATCGCTCCAGACCAGTTGGTTGGGCCTCTTTACACCAGCCCTTACCAGCGGGTCCCACTCAGGGGTAAACAGCAAGGCTCGATTGGAGCGGGCGCTGTAGAGCAGCAGGGTGTGGCCTGCCTTCTTGAGCGCCAGCAGTCCCTGCTTGGCGTTGGGCATGAACACCAGAGGCGTGGTGGTGTCCCCATAGGATCTCCCTGCGGACTCCACCACCACCCCATCAAAGTCTACTGCGATGAGCATTACTCAGACTCACTATCGGATGTTTCATCGGCAGACGGCGGGGGAGGCGGCGGAATCAACTTCCCCGCCGCAGTAGCCTGCGTCAGCTTGCTCTCCCCCATAGTCAGGCCATCCATCAACTGAGAGTCCATATTTTTAAGCGTGGCCTGCTGCTCAAGCTGAACTTTGCGAGCCATTGAGCGCGCATCTTCCACAAGGAAGTAAGGAGCCGTAAACGCCACCGCGTGCTCATGGTCAAGCATGCCGCCCAGCCGTGCCGTAGTGGCCGCCTGCACTGCCTTGAACGCCTCATCCAGCGACGGGTTGAAGTAAGGACCCCAGTTCAAGTTGATCTCCATGTCCGCGTCATCCGGCAGCTTGCGCGGCTCCCGCGCGATGGACAGGTCGTCCTTGGTCACGATCCGAGCAGGCAACTTGACCATCTGGCGAATGATGCCGCCCTCAACTGCCCGCGGCTTCTCAAGCATGCGCACGGCCCGAACCATCATCTCCAGCAGGGGCTTAATGCACCGCTCGCCGTACTGCTCGCGCAGCACGTCAGCCTTCGCCAGCATGGAGGCATACACCTTCTCGATCTCAGTAGCCGTTCGACGGCTGGATGCGCCACCTGGCTGATCCAGCACGCACTGCGCAACCTCCAGCACCATCTCGCGGAGGTGCGTCACCATGTCGAGGGCCGACTTGATCCCCTGCCCGTTGATCTCCATGTAGTCAGCCGTAGAGCCCTGCGGCAGCTTGAGGGCGTTCTTGCTGCCCTTGCGCACGCTATCCAGCTCTGCGTCCGTAATGATCTTCAGCGTAGGATCGCAGGACGCCAGAATGCCCTGATTGGCCTGAGAGAGCAGCGCGTCGATCTGCTCGCACATGTCATCCACGCCAAGGCAGTCAGGATCTCCGTCAATATCGTCCTGCACCGGCAGGTTCTGCACCCAGACCACAGGGCAGAAGCCAAAGCCATGCACCACCTCGCGCTCAACCTCCCACTGCGGCTCCTCCTCCGTCACGGGAATGGCCTTGAACAGCACATCCCGCTCCGTGTCGATGATCCGCCTGTACCAATAGGGACGCTGAACCCAATCCCCCGTCTCAGGGTCCCGCTCGTCCACCGGAAACATGTACTTCTTTTCCATGCTGGCGAGCCGCAGGGCGTAGCGATCCTCAAAGACCGGAAAGCACCAGCGGGGATCATGAACCTCAACCACCGGCTTGCCGTCAATGAACTGGAACCCGGCTGCCGTGGTGCCCATCGACCCGCCATAGGTCCGCACCATGATCATGGCAGGCCACATCCGCGAAACCTCTGCCAAGGTCCGGACGTAGTCCTCCGCGATGCTGTCGCCCTCCACCCGAATATCCGGATGCTTCCGATCCGAGAACAGCAACCCCGTGAACCGATCCACAATCACCTTGCGCAGATGATAGGGAACCGAGGGGCGGCGGAACTTGATCGGAAACGAGGCACCCGCATCGTAGTAGCCGGGGGGCAGGAACCCAGCAGAGGCAATCGCCTCTGCATCAATGCCCTGCGTCTTCTCAGTCCCGTCCCAATCGATCTTTCGGGCGCTGTACTGCTGGCCTCGATAAGTGGCCCACAGGCGGTTCATCTCCTGCTGACGCGGAGAGAGCCCAAGCCGCGCCACACGGCCCATCACCTCTGGAGCCAAAGCTCCCTGCATCTGCCGTGCCGCATAAGGCTCAAACCGCGTCCCGCTGCTCATTCGTCTGTCTCCATGATGCCGAGCACCACCAGCGCTTGCTCAATGTGATTCAACGCCATCTGCGCGGCGCTCTGCGCCTCTGGAATCCCATCCGACTTACAGATCGCCAAGGCGCACTCTGCCGCCCTTGCCGAGATGGCTGCACTTCTCAAGCAGGCCATTGCCACATTGTGCGGCGACTTCTGAGCCAACTCTTGCTTCTTGACCTCAAGATCATGCGCCAATGCCTGCGCCAAGTCCTCTTCGTTCATCATCTGCGTCTCCCATCTCCCCCAAAGCCATGCTCAATCCCACCCAACGAGGATCGCATGGCCCCAGGTGCCGCACATGCTGCGGCGCAGGGGTCGCATAAACCAACACGCGCTTGTCGTCCACCCCTCCCCCCCATCACCGTGGCCACCCCCCACCGACGCGCCTCCCTCACCTCACACCGATCACATGGATAGGTCAGGGGGCCAACATCAATAGGAGGCTCCACATGAGGAACCTTGTGCGGACGCGGCATTGAACCCTTACCTTCTCATTGTCGGGAGGTATCCAACCTCTGCCTTGATCGTACCCTTGCGGGCTGCCTCTCTAGCAAACCAGCAACTCATCAAGCGGTCGCCAGTATGGCCTTTCGGGTCATAGTACAACATCTCATTGACAAGTGCTTCCACCTCGCTGTGCATCTTTCCGTCCCTATTCGGAATGATCCACTTCCCTGCCGCCATTTCAGCCGCCACACCCTCAATGCCGAACTCAGGATGAGCCTTGTTCTTGCCGGTTGTGAACGGACGGACAGGGATTGCTGAAGAAGCACGCACAAACTGTAAGATGAACTCCTGCGATGAGTTGTTCTCTACAAAGAATATACCTTGATAGCGATGATAGAGTTCCTTGATCTTCTCAAGGATCTGAGGACCTGCCATGCGGCCTGACTCGATGTTGAGGATCTCTCTGTCGCCATTGGGGTAGACCAGAATGGTGGTGAAGGCAGTCAAGTCGGCGCTGCTGTGCTGCTGGACCGCCAAGTCCACGCCTGTGTAGATCGCGCACCCAGGGGGCGGCTGGGCAACAGCATGGACCAGCCCCTTGCCATTCCCGCGCATGAGGCAGAGATCCACCCACTCCTTCTGGAACCGGCTCTCTGTGTCATCTCGCGCTTGGCACATCATCTGCCGAGAGAACTCTACAGGTCCAAGCTCCTCCCTCTTGTGCGTGATGCGCTCAATAGGCCACCGCTCCGGCCAAGAGAGTTCCCCGTCCTGCTCCATCACAGGGAATCGCACTGTGGTCCAAAGGGAGTTCTTCTCGATCCGGTGCAGGAAGTCATCTCTGTGGTAGGCGTTGCCCACCGAGATCACACGCGCATTGGCCGTTAGACGTCCAAACAACGCCGAATGCACCCAATCCCACAAGTCCTCACGTCCCGCCGGGGTTCGTGCGTTCTCGTAGTCCAGAATGTCGTCCAACACCAACAGGTCGATACGCGCACCCGTGATGGCGCCATGGACGCCTGTGCTCTGCACCGAGGGATCTTTGGGATGCCCCTTTCGCTCCACCGCCAACTGAGTCAATGTCCACGGCCCTGTGGGGTTGGGCTTCAGGTCAGGAAAGATCTCATGCAACTCCTCGCTGCGCTCGATGTAGCTGGCAATGCTCTTGAGCAGCTTCTGCGCCTGCATCATCGTGTTGCTCACGATCACGCAGCGCGTGTTGGGGTTCTTTCCCAACTCAAAGAGCACACGCCCAACACTAAGGGTCTGCGATTTGGCTGCCTCGACGTGGCTGATGATGTTGAGGCGGGGGTGCTTGTCCACCAGCCGATGCCACTTGCGGTGCATGGGCGCCAAACGGATAGGGCTGCCGGTCATCTCGTCCTTGAGCACCATAGCGTTGAACGCAGCCCCATTCGTCCGCGCCAACTCTATCAACTGCGCCCGAGATGCCTTCACCATCTCCATCTTGGCCGCATGGGGGTGCGCCCTTGGGATGTCTCCCAACCCTATGATCTTCGGGGCTTTGCTCACCCTTCCCTCCGTTTGCAGCACGTTTCACGCCTTTTTCAAAAGCCTTTTTTTCACTATTTTTCGACCATCGCATCTTTACAGTAAAATCGCTTGGGGTATAGCCCCCCTCCCCACCCATACGGGAATCGGAGCGGGAGTAGAGCACCATTCCCCAAGGGGCCTCTAAGCAGCCCCTCCCTGCCCCTCAATCACATTGAGGACAGGACCATCTTCCCCCGCCTCCATCTCCAAGGCCGCCTCTGCCAGCTCCGCTGCCAGCCGCTTGGCCTCTGCCGGATCAAACGGCTCCACGTTCACCGCCTTCTCTATGTTGATCAACGCATCCGAGGAAGTCCTTGCCCGACTCACCTCAAACACCTTCGCACCCTGCTGAGTTGCTGCATAAGCAGCAGCCGCCACCGACTTAGTGAAGGCCGCTATCCGCTCCAGCAGCCCCATGGCCGCCACAGCACTCAGCCCCTCCCTCCCCAAGTCCTTGTGAATCATCTCTATCAACTGAGGACCCATAGCCCCCAACTCCTGCACCACCGGCTGCAACCGATGCGTAGCTACCAAGGTCGCTGTCGCTGTCGCCGAGGCCGCCCTCAAGTACCTATTCGTCCTCTCGTACTCCTCCAGAGCCTGCTGCCTCACATCCCCCCTCAACGACGCCGCAAACGCATCCGTCTCCGTCCGAATAGCCTCTGCCTTCACCCTCGCAAGCTCTGCCTTCCTCTCCTGCTCCTCCTCCACCATCTCCTTGATCGGCTTCCGCCCCTGAGCAGGACTTCCCTCCAGCCACGCCTTCTTTGCCGTGGCCCTATCGCACAACGCCTCCCGCCCCGCGTTCTTGTAGTTCCCTGGCTGATCCCGAAACGCTATCACCAGCTTCTGCCACTTCTTCTCATCCAACCGCATCCCTATTCCCCTTTCCTTCCCCATTCCCCCACTCATTCATACCCTCATACCCTTACCACATCCCCGCACCCCCCTGCTTACCTTCCTCACTCAACTTCTTTACCAATCCCCCAGCGCCTTGCACTCTTTCATCTGTGGAGGCCGAGATGTCCACCCTTTACACCCCTTTTTCTAAAACTTTGTTCACATATATGGCAGGGGAACACCCACCGCCCAGACCCCCCTGGGGGGGGGCTCCCCCTGCTGGGGGCCGGGGAGCTAGAGGGAGGGAGGCGGAGGGAGGGAGAGTCTAGGGCGGCTGGTAGGGTACCGGGCGGGGAGCGGAGAGACACGGGCGGAGCGCGGGGAGGGGGAGGCAGGGAGAGCATCGACCGGCCGATCCCGCGGGAGGGATATAAGGGTGGGGTCTGCTGAGGTTCTCTCTCTCCGGTTCCCTCTCAGGTTCTCTCCCTCTCTCTCCGGTTCTCTCTCTCCGGTTCCCTCCCTCTCTCTCCCTCTCCCTCAGTCTCTCCATGCCTCCCTGCCTCTCACCAGGTGAGGCGCTACCCTCTCCCTCCCTCAGTCTCTATCCCTCCCTCAGTCTCTATCCCTCCCTCAGTCTCTCTCCCTCTCCTCTCTATCCCTCCCTCCGACGCTAGCGCGTCGTCGGAGCGGGACGGTATACGGACGGACTCCCTATAGGCTGTCTCCCTCAGGAGGTACCTAGTAGCTCCCTCCCTACTGTCTCCCTCCCTCCCTAGTATCTCCCTCTCTCCCTCTCTATAGGTAGGGCAGGGAATCGGATCGGTTCGTATACGGGGCGGCTGGGAGGTGGGCGGCTGAGAACGGCTGGCGGAATAGTGTATAGGCCACAGCGTGGCGGATAGCGGCGTGAGCGCGAGCATCCCGGCTGGCTTGTCCCCTACCCCCCTCTGCCGTACCCTCTAGGTGTACCGTGCGGGAGTGCGGAACGGTGCGGATAGAGCTGCGCGCAGGGATATAGTGTCAGGCCCGAGGGACAGAACCTCATCACTGGTGCGGACTGTCAGGGTGTCGGGAGTGTCGATTAGGCGCGACCTGGTGACTGTCAAGGGCTGTAAAGCGATGCGCATCCAGCTTGTTTTAAGGTGGATCGTAACTTTCGACAGAAAAGATGAGAAAGATGCTTGACGTCTTTAAGGCGATGACATACTGTGACGACATCAGAGAGCGGCACGACGCCGCCCCTGAAAGCGCCAGAAGGCGCACCGGAGTCTGAGAATGTCAGAACCCATCGTCTACCTAAACGAAACGCTGGACGCGATGCTAACGTCGGATCGTGATTCTTTTCTGGCCTACAGTTGGCCTATGGTCGACAACTACTACCGCACCGCAGCGTGGCAACTGGCGAAGATTGTGCGCGTCGCGCGGCTGGACGGCACCGTCATTGCAGAGTGCCATCCCTACGGGGCAAGCGTGATTCTTTTCTAGCCGTTACCCACCTATCTTTCCGGAGCCTAAGATGTCCATCCGCCAGCATATCGCTCATCTTGCCTTCCACGCCGTCTGGGTGTCCGCCCTTATCGCCGCTGCCCTCTATCGTCTCGATCACTGAGGCACGGCAAGGATCTAGGTTGACTTCCCTGTAAGGTACGGCACTACCCCTTCTTGAGCGCCCGAGGGCGCAAAGGTGTACCCAATGACCCCTGAGAATGTTTCACTCTGCACCGAGATCGCGGAGCGGCTGGTGCGTTCCTATCGCCGTCAGGCTGGCAGTATCGAGGCCGCCGAGATCAGGCAGGAGGCGTGGACGGCCATGCTGACGGCCCTGCCTTCCTACAC